GTGCCTCTGTCAGAATCTGTCACGGTTTCACCGTACTGTAAATCAACACCCTTCTTGCCAAAGTTAAGACCTAATGTTTTCCCAACTGTTTCTACCGCTAAGTTGTAATCAGGTGTTTCACCATCAGTTGTGAGATATGTATCACCACTTCTGATCGCAAATGTGTCACCTTCAACTGCTAACATGTTGCGAGCCTTCATGAGATCAATAACAGCGCCTTTTTGCTCTGCACTCCAGGTGCTGGGCATTGCGGCATTGAGTTGACTCATATGGTCTTTCAATAACAAGTCTGTTTTGAGACTTTTAACTTGCTGTTGTAGTTCTTCAACAGTGGCTTCACGTCTTTTAACAGCATCTCTCAATGCATTAACGTTTAGGCTACTGCCTTCTTCGCTTGGTGTAGTCTCTTGAAGAGTCTTTACCACGCTCTTGACTGAGTCAAATGAGTCAACGTTAAGTTCATTTAAGAACGATTGTTCTACTTCACGTTTGGCATTTGCCGCAATCTTGTTGGTGTCATCACGAGTATATACTCTGACCCCATCTACAAACAACTTGTTGTCTCTGTATTCCACAGACGGTGTTGTTGCTTTATCAGATTTTGTATCTGTGACTGTATTGTCAACAGGTTGAGCGGAATCTGTAACCGGTGCTGTATTCTCGGACTGCACTGCCGTTTCTTGTTGGACTGCTTGTTCCATTTTTTCTCCTATTATCGCCGAAGTATTAGCGTATACTTTGGGTGCTTACTGCTCCCACCTAACTTGCCCTTACAGGCTGTTATTTGTGTATGAACCCTCAATCAATTGATCAAGACGTTCACGTAATTTGTCTCTCATGTCTTCTTTGTAGTTGACTTCTTCTGCATCAACTCCACTACGCATTTCCATACGCATTTCTAATTCTTCATGTGTGGCAAAAGGCATGTAAGTGATCAATCCATCTTCACGTTCATGTGTGTGGAAGCCTGATCCACCTAATCTGTTTGCTTCTGCCTCTGCCTCTGCTTGTGTTTCGAAGTCTCTGATTGTGTATTCTAACTCTGCTCCGAAAGCACCTTCAAATCGCTCATATGCTGATATCAGCAAGTCGATTTCTCGTAATTCGTTTTCTAATCCTTTCTGTGAATACAGTCTGTTGTAACTCACTGTGAGATCTTCTGGTGTTGTTTGTCCTTGCCATTCAAACCATGCAGGCCATAGATAATGTGCTTCTACGTTTTCCAATGATGTTGCTTTCTTGCGAATGAATGCTTCTAACTTTGAATCATACATTTCAATTTGTATACCTGAACGTGATGCTTTGATTAGTTCGTCTGATCGAACCATAGCAAGTTGATTCATTTTTTCAATTTTCTGATCTACCAACTCTCGAAGTTCTGCGATTGAATCTAAAGGTGGTGCCTTAAATTCAAACACATAGTTAGGTTGCCCGTTAAGCCCGCTCTGCACCTGTATTACAGATCCTGGCTCCGCTCCAACGTTAAAGTTGTTTTGATTCAACGTTTCAGAGTCGCAAATAGTGACTGGATGTGCACCGTAAGATATACTGCTGTATATCTCGCCGTAGTCCCCATATATGCTTCGTTGAATCTGAGCGATATCAAAGATGGGCGTGTGCCCTATACCATTATATATTTTGGTACTTTGATAAACGGGTCTTACGAACTTTAAGTGCCCGAGTTCATTCTCTTGCACAATTCTGTAAAACCCTGTTCCGTCTTCGTCCTCAAGGTATTCTGCACCTTGAGGAACTTCAATGTCTGTGTCTTCATCGGTTGGCATGAAGATTGTTTCAATTGTGTCCGGTGTCATGTATTGGTATACTTCTACTTCTGGTTCTGATGCTACACGAATCACAATCTTTTTGAGTTCTAAATCTCCATCTGCTGAATAACCATAACTCCAATTGGTTACGTCTAATGGTGAATACATTCTCCAACGTGCATATGGTGCACCTGCTGGCTTGATACAACTTACCCACACAACACCATATACTGTGCTGTATGTGTCCACTTTGCTCATGAACTCGTTGATTGATTCACCTTCTCCTGAAACGTCTTTAACAAAAGATTCTACTTCTGGTGTTTCAGGTAATTCTCGAACTGGCGGTGTTCTAAACAATATTGCATTGTATTCTGAAACATATAAACGTGTGTATGGTAACACAGGCACGTTTTCTAATTTTTCTTGATAGAATGAATCCAAGTATCCTGGACCACTTTCAGCATCTCTGGGTGTGTTCACCTTCATTGCTGTTTTGTATACTGCTGTTTGGTTACCAGCCTCGTCAAGATCATATGTGTTAATCACATCTGATGCTTCGGTGCTGTCTATAGCGTATTTTTTGAGGTATTGACCATTGCGATATTCTACGCCACCGTAGTATGATTTAACTGCTAATTTCCAGTCGTGTTGATAACGCTGGTAGAGATCGTGGGCTCCTCTGATGAAGCCGAAGTAATCAAAATGTTTGGCCATATTTTGTCTCGAGAATGTTATATAACTTTTGCGCCTTATTATTTATCACAGAAAGCCAATTTGGTTGACAAATGAGAGCATTTGTGCTTAAATATGTGTGTTGAAGCATATTAGAGGAGAATTTCCTGTGTAAATAACCGCTTCAACATATTGTTACGATACTTATATGATAGGAACCGAAGGGTGGCACCTTCACAAATAACCCCCAATTAAGGGGGTTTTTTGTTTCTTGCCTATCGGTTGTAGGTAAGTTAGGACTCTTTACTTATAGTTGTAGGGTCTCTGTGTCCGCCACAATGTGGTCATCTAATATCACTTTGTTCACTTGTTCAGCAGGCACTGAACCAAAACCCTGTCGACTTGGTGAATAAAAAGTGATCAACTTGCGTGGATCATATGTCTTGTCTTTACGACTCAATGACTTCGCATGTCTCTTCTGACCCACTGCTGTTTTCCTTTTCTGATTTTTCACTTTCTTCATTTGTATTCTCCTGTGGTTTGTACATGTATGCTTCTATGATTCCATACTGTTTGATGTATCTGTTTATGTTTTGTTGTAAGTCTTCTGTGTTTATGCCGTAGAACCAATGATCACGACAGGCTTTTACACCTGGATGTGTTCGAGGCTGATGCCACCAAAACAATCGCATTTTTGCCCAATGTCTGCCTGGATACAGTTCACTCAACAGTTGAAAATTATCTTCTATTTGATGTTCAATGGTGTTGTCCATGTGAGGTGCTCCGTTGGGTTCCATTTGGGTAAGTTGCTTAATGATTGCTGTAGGCTGGTTATGTTTGCTTCGTTTGACTTGGCTTTGAGATACACACGATATTCTGCTGAGTCGGTTAACACATGTTGTGCACGTTCTGTGGCACTCATGTTACGCCAACAAGCCAATGCACGTGGTGTGTCATCGAATGTGGTATAGTTAAGTATTTCACTCATCTTTCTTCTCCTTTTGTAATTGTGCTATTCTCTGATATGCCGCATACAGTTGTTTGTTCAGTTGTGCTACTTCTCGACGTAGCAATTCTATTTCTGACATTGTGTTATCGTTCATGTGCACCAACTGCAATACACAAGTGGCTTTTGTGTCTGTGTAAGGTTTTGCCTGATTGTGCAAATTGATCATACAGTGCATCATTCACTGCTCTACAATGTATCTCTGGTGATGCATATTGTCCTACCTTGATAGGATGATACGCATGCCAATTGGTAACCACAAAGTGACCACAGAACTGTTGTGTTATCTTTTGCCATTCAGGATCAAAATGTTCTGCCAATATGTGCTCCAATGATTCAACCATCAGTATTGTGTCGTACTGTGAATAATCTATGTCTAACTCATTGATGGGTGCATTCAACAATTCATATTCATATTCTCTTTCAAACAGTGCACGGTGTGTGCGAGCATGTATTTCAGCCGCATTAGGTGATGGCTCTATGCTGGTGACTGAATATCCTAATTCACACAAGAAGCCAGTAACTTCTCCTCTGCCTGATCCTATTTCTAACACACGATTAGGTTTTCGAATTGCATATTTTTTAACAAAGTCCAATTGGTCAGCAACACGCACATTAGGGCCTTCGTATCTGTTGTTCCTGGCAACATCAGGCCACTGTTGTTCTATTTTGCTGTAGTCTATGCCGTGTGCGTATGCAACAGCACTGAGTGCATCTCCACTTTTGAGTGCACCAAATTGCAGACTTCTTGCACCATCTGAACCTTTGAGAAAACGTTCGCTGTAAATGTTTCTATAATCAATCGTCATCTACATACTTACCGTTGACTTTTACACGGTAACTCTTTTTCTCGTTGCGAACTGAACTCCAATCAATCTGGTCATATGCATCTTGCCACTCTTGAGAATTGATGTCAGTTCTGGGTGCTGAGCCTTTGCCACCATGTGTGCTTTTGTATTTGTGTGCTGGCTTTTCTAAACCTTGCGAAATGTCTCTGGCCTGTTTGAGTGCACTGTTGTTGTTGATGATCTTTTCATTCTTCTGCCACTGCTTTGAACCAGTAGGTGGTATCTTAGAGTCTGACATTGTGATCTCTCTTGCGTATTTCGTTTCCGTAACCGGCTAACAGTAACAATACTGTGAGTATGTTGAACCATGGTGAAATCAATCCCAACATTGTGCCCCACAGTAGGCTTATGCCTGTGACTGTCAAGGTGTTGATACTGCCTGTAACATGTGAACTTTCTTTGTTAAAGTCTGGCATTTTCATACTTGTCTCCTTATTCTACCAGTCACTGGCGCACTGTGTTGCTTCACAGGGAACAAATGGTTCACTGCATAGCCAAGTGCATCGTTAAAGTGACTGTAATCGTTAGCGCCATCTTTTGTAGGCTGGCGTGTGCCTTCTTTGTAGGTGTGTTTCCTAAGTCCGTTAATAACTTTAACACATTTTGGTGATATTGTCAACCGCATGTTGTCTGCCTTCAGCACAGAGTTAACTGCACCAATGCGATCTTTAACAGATGGATTCACTGATCCCACTTTGAGTTCAAAACCGTGATTGCGTAATATGATGTGATCTGTAACACCACCTGCTGAAGTTCGACGTTGCGCTCCGGCAGCATCTGGATATGCAATCAACTTGCGTCCAGGATAACGTTGTTGTATTTCTCTACACATTTCTGCTGTGTCTGTGCCATATATCTCTACTTCGTCATATATGTGTAATCCTTCGGCTGTGAGTTCTCCAATAACAGCACATCCGGGATCAATATTAAAATCGATTCCGATATGGCAAGGTGTGCGTGTGTCCTGATTCACAGGTTTGTCCACTATGTTGTGTTCACCAAATGCATAGTAGATCTGGCCACTATACTCAACAAAGGTGGCTTCATACTCTTGCCTAAACGTTCTTTCATCTAAGTCGCGACGTGCCGCCTCTACTTCAGAATCACTCACATTGCCACCTTGTAATGTGGTGAACTGTAGACTCCACCAATCGTCTAAATGTTTGGCATTGTTGTAAAGATCAAAGAACCAATTCTTTCCTTTGGGTGTGCCAATAATCAATGCTGAGCCTTCTCTGTCAGCAAGGGTAGGACGTATAACTGCTGTCCAGGCTTCTTCTGCTATGTCAGCCGCTTCGTCTATCACAACTGCATCAACACCTATACCACGCATTGAATCAAAGTTGTCTGCTGAACGTAACAGTATTTGTGAATTGTTCACCAACCTGATAGTGAGATCTGATTCATTAACTTTCTTTATCCAGTTACGTTCTTTGAGCATTTGCTTTAGGTCATCAAATATGATCTGTTTTGCCATACGGTAGGAAGGCGCTACATACATGCACTTTCTATTTGGGTGTCGTGCTTGTTGTGCAAGGTATGCTATTGAACAAAACGTCTTACCTCCCCGTCTACCAGCCACAATGCACTTGAATCTGGCGGGATTTGATAGAATGGTTTTCTGCACAGGCGTTAACTTCATAAGAACAAATCCTGTGGATCTACATCACTGCGCCAATCGGCAAAGTCAGGTGTGTTGTGGCGAGCATATGGCTTTTGCACACGATCTTCCAACCACATCAATTTG